TCGCCATTGCTATCAGTATCACCATTAGGGTTTTCCGAATCTGTATCATCTGCACTCTCCTCATCTTTTTCTGGAAAATCTAAATGCTCACGTATATGCTTTTCGTCTGAATCTGAGTGCTTCACAGCACCTGAAGTAATAAGATCTTTCCATAGTGACATAAGTTCCATTGTACGCTTTTCAGATATTGGTTGGAAAGATATACGTGGCCAATATTCATCACCGAAGTTAACTCTACCGAGCTGTTTAAAAAGTTGCTCATTAAGTAGTTCTGTTAATCTTACAGCATCTTGATCTAAGGTCCACAGGAATGCCTCGAGCTGAGTATCAGATTGTGAGAATGAACCTGTCTGCCCTGTTGGTGTTATGCCCATAAGATTAGGTACTAACAAAGCTCTTGCAATTGCTAAATCATGCTTATCTGTTGCTTTAGTGAATGCTTCACCATTACCTGTTGGGAATTCTATATGGAACTCGTCATCCATTCCTAAGATCATACCTGAGCCATTAACTGTATTAGTTAGTACAGACTGTATTGCTTTATAAGCTGGTGTACCTTTTGTTGCTTTTGTTTTTATCCATTTAAAACCTGATGCTGATTTCTCAAGCCACATATTATGGAACTTAATTGCCATGTCCTTTGAGAACCAGGCACGATAAGCTTCTCTTAATTCACTTTGGCCATACTGTGCATCATATTCTGGCCCCTGGACATGGTGTAAGAACTTTTCTATGTTGATAGTCTGTTCTCTGCCATTTATGTTCTGGACCCACTCCTTAGTATTTCCAAAGTCATCGACTCTTGCTTCAAATGTATCAAAAGGTTTTAGTTTTAAAGATTTAAGTCCCCAATATGCTTTTCCTTCATAGTCTATTAGAGCGAAGTTCTTTTCAGTATACGAAACACCTTGCCACATAGCAGTCATAATACCATTTAAAGCATCAATAGTTGAGCCGTCCATTTGAGAAAGTATTTCTTTACAGATGTCAATACGGCGAGCAGCCTCTTCATCACCCAACTTATCCACATTCGCTTCAAAGACGTATTCTCTTGAAGTAATTGCATCTCTTTTAAATTTAACAACAGCTTTTACTTGTTCGTCTAGCATCATTCTGCGATAGATACTAAATCCTTTTCTACCAATCAACTCATCAGGATTATATTTAGTTATATTCCCAGGCTGGAACATAGCATCCTCTGACCAAGCAACATCCTCAGTAGGTAACGTCTCTGTAGGCTTATCAGCTAAGAAATTAGTATCATTACCAAAGAATGGTTGTTCTTTAATGTCTAGCATTGTTTTGTCCACTACGATAGACCTCCGTCATAGGATGCACTAACTGACTCACCAACTACTTCTGGCTCATCTGGTCCGTTAGTACCAATTACTGGTTGTTGTGTAGCAAAGATCATAGCATCACCGTCTGCCATATCAGGTGATTTTATCCCTTTACGTTTCATTTCGTCTTTAGTCATTAAGTCTTCTACCCTTTCAGCACCAGGTTTACTTTTTATACTACATGTTTGTGCTAAGTAATCGTCCCAGTCTTCGTCTGTATCCCAAACTGTATCAAGGATTAATAACGTATTGTCTCGATACGCATCCCTTAATCCCATGTATGATTGTGTCCTGCGGTTGCGCCATTCCTTGGCGTCGTCAGATGCTTCACCCCCTTTATAGATAACGACATTGTATCTGTGTGTTTTTATGATTGTACCCGCAGTTCCAGAGCCAACTCCTAAGCTGTCTACTACAATGTCGTCGCCGTTAGAAAGAACATAGCCCCAGTCATCTGCTATTTGCATTGCTGCTTCTGCACATAATATAGGACTCTCCGCTGTTGGAAAATTATATCTATACTTCTTTTGGATCACTGTGAATGAATCATACATTTTAGCAACTGTAATAACTGATTCATCAGTACCACCATCTGCAACGTCTACAGTCACACGTAGCCTGGGTAAAGAACCGTCTTCGCTAAATGTATCAGCTCGAGCACGTTCTATCCATGATAAAGCTATTAATTGATTCTCATCGTCTTCTGCAAAATCACCATGGCACCTTACTTTAACAACAGGACTATCCTTACCATACTTATCCTCCATCTGTTTTACCCAGAGTGGAGATACTCGAGATGTCTTGTCTAATGATACATGTAACTTATAATAATGTTTAGATACCTTATCCCTGTTATGTGAATCATAGAAAGTACCTGTGTTCTTTGTAGGGTTCGATATCATTATGAATATAACAATTTTACCAGTAGACAGTGCTCCTTCTATTACTGGGAACAGTTGCTCATCAACACCTGATGCTTCTTCAACGAGGAATAGCATGTAGTCATCGTGATACCCAGCGAGATTCTCTGGTTGAGATGCAGTCTCAGCAAGTGCAACCCAATCAGGATTATTAACCCATGTAATCTTTGTAGTATCAACAACTGTTAAGTTCTGGTAAAAAGGTAGAGCAGTTGATTTGATTTTTCTAAATGCTGGCCAAAGTCGTGTAATTAATTGTTTCTCTTTTGGGGCTGTTGCAATAATGCGTCCTTGATAGATAAAATTAAATAAGTGCATGATACCTGCAATTCCAAACGTCTTACCAGGACCATGCATCGCTCTAACAGTTATTTTGTCTTTTCCTTCATGATTACATACAGTCGGCTCACCGTTTCTAAATCTTTCAACGTCGAGTACTGCTTGCACTAATTCAATTTGCCATTTATCTAATTCTGTACCAAGGATTTCTTTAAAGAATTGTTCAGGGTTTTGTTTTGCTTGTATGATAGCATCTTTAAACACTTCGAGTACACTATCACTTTCCTCCTCGTAGAGGTCATCATCATCGAAGATATCTTCAGCAACAGCAACCATTAGCTTTTACTCATTGCTTCAACAGCTGCAGCGAATGCAGTGAATGGACTCGATCCGTCACTGTTAGCAAGTTCAACTGCTTTAAGTTCAGGGAGGCAAAATTTCAATCGGCGTAAGTTTAAATCGATTTTACTCTTTATAATGTCTAACCGTATTTTAATGATATCAATTTGCATGTTTAGAGTATGTATTTCTTTTCGACTTCGATCAGTAATGTGTTTAATCTTTTTTACTTTAGCAATGTCAAGTTCTATTAGCATTGCTTCGTATTCTTTATAAGCAAGTTCCATTTGTGATATGTATTCAGCAGCTTTAAATTTCTTTCGAGTTTCAGCCTTCTGGACCTGTTTTATTTTGTTCACTCTCGTGGTCGTATCGACTTTCTTTCGCTTAGGTCTACTAATAACCTTTGTCTTAACCTTACTTTCTGTTTTTGTCTTTGCCATAATCTTTAAGGTTATCAATTGTTTAGAACGGGAAGGGATAACGGGATTATATACCAAGTACTATGCATTTGTATATAGCATAATAGCAATTAGTTTTAACACATAAATCAACCAGTTATCGTAAAACATCCCTGTTCTTAGTAGAAAAACGTTCAATTCATACTTAAAAAGCACGTAAACCTTATTACTTTTTCTACCGAGAAGAACTCAGAACTCATAGGATTACATTTGTTTTTTGAATGATACAGGTTCAAAAAGTGAATATGTGAATCTTATAAGGTTAGACACCGCCTCGGAAAATATGTAAACCTTAATGAATTTATCCTGAGAATGAGTGTTTCCATGAGTAAAAATCGCTATTGACCATGAGTTTTTTATTGTTGTAACTTATTGTTTTATATATATATATATTTAAAACTCATTGTTTTATACTCATTCTCAGTATAAAAAAAGTAATATATACAATACAAATAGAGAGAAATCGATTCTCTAATCTAGAATCAAAAATACAAGGATTGAAACGACCATGAGCTGAGTTTTTCCATGAGTACATTTTAACATCAAGAACACTCAGTAGCTTTTCACTTTCCTTACCGTCTTATCAGTCCTCAAGTACGTCTTCTCACTCTAATATGTTTAGAGTTGTATTTATTTGAATGATTCAATATAATGGCGTTGTGCCGTTTCGGTGCATTCATCTAGCAATATTCTTCTTGCTTTATGTATAGTGTGCTCGCAGTGAAGGAGGGCCATCCTTCGCTGCACTTTACGCATTATCGAAACATCACACAAAGAGCAATGACACTATACCAGAGGATTTAAAACAAATGTCTTACAAGATAACAGTAGGTACAGCCAACAGACCAATACAGAAAGTTGTTACTTACAACAAGAAAACACAATCACTACATAAAGAACCTCACTACCCATCAACGTTCAATGCTAAGACAGTAGAACATAATAATTTAAAACAGTTAGCACGATTGATAGAAAAATCTACTGAGAAACAATTCATAATACACGGTCACATGGAATTCGAGAAAAAGAAAGTTGTTCCTCGTGCAAACATGAAAAAT